TCGGGCTCCTCGGCTACGACAACACCACCGGCAAGGACGTCGGCAACCTGCGCCTGTTCGATTGTAGTCCGTCAGGAGATCTTGCAGAAGACGAGAGAACCCGAGTGAGGCGACAGAAACACGCGATAACCGCACGGAACGACTGCGGAACACGGCGCGCCGGTGTGATGTCGGACGATCCACGAGATCTTTCACACGAAGCGCGGTTAAACGCACATCGTCACTAAGGTTTACGCGGAGATAGAAAGTGACCGGACGATTAGCCGGACAAACATTGTCCGGACACGAGAGAGGATCAGCTAAGCAGTGGTAATCACACGCGAACCCGTTTGTCCGGACCCCGTTTGTAACTGCTCGCCAAGGGCCGTGAGCGGGTGGCGAGGGCGCGAGTCGCCGCCGAGGACTCGAGACCCCGCCGAATCCCCTTCATCGCGCGGAGCTCGAGCTGACGGATGCGTTCACGCGAGAGGCCGAGGTGATCACCGATCGCGCCGAGAGACATGCCGTTCATCCGCCATTCGACGATCATTCGAAGGCGCGGTGAAAGCCGCCCGAGCTGCGCACGAACGAGCTCGCGCCGCTTGGCGTCCTCGAAGAGCTGCTCGAGATCGAAGGTGTCGCCGAGCCTATCGTGCAACGACCTCGCGTTTTCGGGTTCCGCGTCGAAGCTGAGGGGCACGCGTCGCGCCGCCTCGACGTCGGCGACGTCCCGCGACGTCACGCCGAGCGCCGCCGCGACGTGCTCGTCGGTCGCGGGGAGCCCGGCGGCCTCGAGTCGAGCTCGCATCGACGGCGCTCGGTGATACGCGGTGCGCACGCCCAGCGCCGAACGGCACAGCGAGACGCTGTGACTCGCCGCGATCGCGCGCAGCGTGAACGCCTTGATCCAGAAGCGGCAATACGCCGTGAACGGCACACCCCGATCAGGGTCAAACCGCCGAGCCGCCTCGACGAGGCCGAGCTGCGCCTCCTGAATCAGGTCATCGCGCTCCGCCATTGTGCCGTATCTCGTGACGTAGGCGATGGCGTACGCGACGTGCGACTCGACGAGACGGTTGAGCGCCTTGACGTCGCCGCTCGCGCGCCACCGACGCGCGAGCTCGTTCTGCTCCTCGAGCGAGAGCCGCGGTGAGCGCATCATCATCGCACCTCCGGACGCGGAACGCGGCGGCATCGCCACGCCGGAATGACAAGGAGCGCGCCTTCGACGCCGACGGGCTCGAGCTGCAGGCGAAAACCTTGCGGGTCACCGTCGAGCACGACTTGTAGGACCCGAAAGAAAGGCGTCTCGCCGGAGACGAGCACGATATCTCCGATGGAAAACGGCGCGACGATCTTCGGAGCGGACCACCCCTCGCCGAGCTCGCGGTACTCGACGGGACAACCGTTCGCCTCGGCGCGTGCGATCCCGCGTTCCATCCCAGACGAGATACCGAGATCGGTGTAGACGACGACAGCGTCGGCGCGCTCGCCCCACGCGAAGCCCGCGGTGATCCCGAGCTCGCGCTCGATCGGCTTGTCGTCGTCGAGGACGCCCCACTGCGTGTAGAGACCGTGCGACGCAAAGGGCGCCTCGCCGCGGAAAATGCAGTCGCGCATCGCCGCGCGCAGATACGAGAGGTTGCGCGCGACATCGGCGAACGGCGATTCGATGGCGACGCAGCGCCAGCGACGGCTATTGGTCATCGCGTCCTCCGTCGAGTTCGATGAGGTGAAGCCTCTTCTCGCGGCGCATCTTCATGCGCAGCGTAGAGATGGTCCGGGCGACGTTCGACGTGAACTTGAAGAGGCGCCCAGCGATCTCAGCCTCGCGGAGCGTGCGAGTGTCCAGCGTCGAGACTTCGCCGGGAGTCATCGCACCCTCGGCCGGCTCGGCAGCCGTCGAACCCGCCGACGCCGGATCGTCCGCGTCACCGACTTCGACGGTGGCTTCTTGCGAAGCGTCACCTCGACGATGATCCCGGGCCCGACCCCGCCCTGAATCAGACATTCGAGCATCTGTCCCAATCGTTTCAGCGAACCGTGTTTCATGGGGCATTTTTCCTCCCTCGGAGACGGGCGTCGTCTCCACCGTGCAGGTCAAAAGAGCTCTCTCGGCGACGAGAGATTCTCGAAACGCGTGTAGACGTTCAGGAACGCGAGCGGCACCGTCCCCGTCGCGCCGTTGCGCTGCTTCGCGACAATGACTTCGGCGACGCCCTGCAGCTCCGCGGGCGTCATCTCCTTCGCGTAGTACTCCTCGCGATAGAGGAAGCAGATCACGTCGGCGTCTTGCTCGACGGCGCCGCTCTCACGGAGGTCGCTCATTCGCGGCCGCTTGTCCTCGCGGCTCTCGAGCGAGCGGTTCAGTTGTGAGAGCGCCACGATCGGAACTCCGAGGTCCTTTGCGAGCGACTTCAACCCACGGCTGATGTCCGCGACCTCGCGCTGACGGTTGTCGTCCTTCGACGCGCGTCCTTGCACGAGCTGCAGGTAGTCGATGACGATCAAGCCCTGCGGCTTGTCGCTACCGCTGAACGTCGGCGTCTTGTCCGTGAAGATGCGCTTGTCGGAGCGCCAGCGACGGGCCTTTGCACGCAGCTCGAGGAGCGTCGGCGCGCTCGTGTCGTCGATGTAAATCGGCGCCTTGGCGATCGCCGTCGCGGCCTTCGTGAGCTGAACCCAATCGCGCTGGTCGAGCGTTCCTCGCCGCAGCTTCGACGAATCGATCCGCGCCTCGCACGCGATCATCCTCTCGACGAGCGAGAGCTTCGACATCTCGAGCGAGAAGATCAGCGCGGGGACACCACGAAAACCGGCGCGCATCGCCGCCTGCAGTGCCCAGCTCGTCTTCCCCATCGACGGCCGCGCGCCGACGACGATGAGGTCGCCGGGTTGCAGACCTGATGTGAGCTCGTCGAACCGCGTCCACTCGGTCGCGACGCCGGTGACAACGTCTCGTCGCTGATACCGCTCACCGATCGCGGCGACGGCCTTCTTCACGAGCGGCTTCGCGTGCTCGAACGTCGAGCGCTCGGCGCGTTGCGCGACTTCGAAGATCGCGCGCTCGGCCTCGTCGATGAACGTGTCGACGTCGCCGTACTCGCCGTAGCCGCGTGCAGCGATCTCCCCGCACGCCGACACGAGCCGTCGCGCCGTCGCCTTGCCGCGAACGATGCGCCCGTGGAACTCGATGTTCTCGACGGTGACGACCTTCCCCATGAGCTCGGTGAGGAAGTCGAGGCCGCCAAAGGCGCGGAGCTTGTCGATCGTGTCTCTGGCCTTCAGCTGCTCGCCGACGGTGATCGAATCGACCGGCTTCCCCGCCTGGTCGAGGTCGAGCATCGCCTCGTAGATCGCGCGGAGCGCCGGGTGATAGAAGTCGTCGGGTCCGAGGAAGTCGGCGACGCGGTTGAGCGAGCCTGCGTGCAGCAGGATCCCACCGACGACGCTCTCCTCTGCTTCGAGCGAATGCGGCGGCGTGGGACGGCGCGCGGCCGCGCGCGAGTTCGATGCGTGCGCGAACAGGTCGCTCATCGCGACGCCCTCGCGAGCTTGCGGTTCTCCCAGCGCGCGAGCTTCCGGCGGATCTGTCGGCTATCCGCCGAGACGCCGGCGCCGTCGAGGCGCGCGGCCGTAGTGTAGTCGCCCGCGGCGAGAGCGGCTTCGCGACGCTCCCAGCGATTCGTGCGCTGCACGTATGCACGGAAGGAGTCGGCGCACTGCTTTGAGCAGAAGCGCCGGCCGTCGCGGCAGCGTCCGAAAACGCACTCATCGCAGCCGGTCATCAATCGTGGCCCCCGACGTGTTTCTCGCCGTGCGTCGGGCACGAGAGCGCCTTGCGGCACACGCACGAGACGACGCGCGCGTCGTCGCAGCAGGCATCCGGATCGCGCGTGGCGTTCGGCGCGCGCCACGTCTTCTGGCGGTCGCGCTCGAAGCAGCGGAAGCCGCGCTCCCGCAGCAGGCGCTCGAGCGGTGCGACGACGGCGGTCACCGCGGCGTGCGTCGCGAGGCCGCGCTTCTTCGTCTGGCGCTCGATGAACGCCGCGCGCGCTTCGTCGCTCCACGAAAGCAGATCGAAGAGGTATTCGACGTAGTGTTTCTCGACGGGCGTCGCGACGTAGATGACGTTGTTTACGTCGCTCGGCGGGTGCCGCGGCCGCTTGTCGCGCGGTGCGCGCGCGTTCAGCGACGGCATCGGTAGCTTGGCCTTCCGACGGAAGTCCATCGCGAGCTCGAGGAACTGCTGATCGGTGAGGCGCTTCGTCGAGGAGTACTCGGGCGTGCCGCGGAGCTCGGCGTTCGTGCCATCGCGATCGTTGATCGCGGCGACGGCGGTCCGCACCGTCTCCTCGCCGCCGAGCTTCTTCGCAGCGGCCCATAGAAGGCGATTGACGGCGTCTCGTCCGCGGCCCGGCATCACTTCGCCTCGTCGCAGTGCCAGCGGTTGAACGTCGCGAGCTTCTGCACCGCGCGGACGTCGATCGCGCCGGCGTCGAGGTCGTTCTCCTCGATTACGAAGAAGATCGCGGCGAGAAGATCTGCGAGCTCCTCTCCGAGACGCGCGCGAAGGTCGCTGCCGTCGAAATGGATCCGCTCGCCGCGCGTGCCGAGCAGCTTCCCGCAGACCTGTGCGACCTCGCCCGCTTCCTCGATGAGCTTCGAGACGCCGGGCCATTCCTTGTCACCTATGGCGAACATCAGCGCCACTCCGTCGGCCACGCGCCGCCGAACCAGCCGACGAGGCGCGCGTCGCCGCACGTCAGATCGACTTCGACCGACCAGTCGGGGACCTCGCGCTCGATGCGGATCGTGCCCGTGCAGTCGTTCGAGTTGTCGACGAGCGCCGAGGGAGCGATCGCCTCGCCGAGCGCGACCGGGCGCGGTGTGCGAACGACCGCGCGGTGATCACCGATCCCGAACCCGAGCCGGAACGCGCGCGGATCGCCGTCAGGAGGCACGCAATCGACGCCGGGCCCAAAGTACCCAGTGAGGTCGTCGGCCGCCTCCACGGGCGCGCTCAGCGCGTAGGAGCAGAAGGGCGCGAGCGCGGCGCGCGCGATGGTCTCGCGCGGCTGCGCGTTCGAACTCGGCCCCGAACAACCGCCCCACAGCAGGGTGAACGCGATGAGGGCTGCCGCGAGAAACGCGGTCACCGCGAGATCTCGCAGATCGGCGCGGCTCACGACGCGACCTCGGCGTCGGGTGCGACGGGCGAAGCGTCGACGTTGTTCGCCGCCGCCGTCAGCTCGTCGAGCTTCGCGAAACCCTGACGCACGCCCTCGACGAGCCAGCGCAGCCTCCTGATCACCGCGTCGCGCTGCGCGATCTGCCGGTCCTTCGCCTCGAGCTGCAGCTCGAGCTCGGCGATGCGCGCCTCTGCGACGCTCGGAAGCAGCGGCTGCTTCGGCACGCGCGCGGCGACGCCGGGCGACACGTGGCGCGAGGCAACGTCGTCGAGCGTCTTCGACTCCTTGGCGACCTGCGCTCGCTCTCCGATGAGCTTCGCGCGATCGTTCGCGGCCTTCTTGTCGCGGCAGGGCTTGCAGAGGCCGTCGCGCATACGCGTGCCGGCGGGCGACTTCTCTCCGCACGCGGCGCAGAGGCCGCTCTCGGTCTTGTGGGTTGCCATCGGGGGCTCCTCTCTCTCGTCGAGCGGCTGCTCGACGGGTTTGTCGACGTCCTCGCGGAGGCGCAGGTGATCGCGTTCATCGCGGACGAGGTAGCCCTTCGCCTCGAGCAGCTCGAGGAAGCGATCGGCGTTCGTCCAGCTCGTGATCCCGAGCTCGCGCTTCTTCGCGAGGTGCACCGCCGTCGGAACGATCCCGACGTCGGCGACGTAGCCGCGGATGTACGCGAGGACCTCGCGCTGACGATCGGTGAGCTCGAGGTCCGCGGCGTGCGCCTCGAGCTGCGCGTCGAGATCCTCGTCGATCACGCGCCCGCAGAGCTGCTCGGGCGCGATGACGAGGCTGGCGCCGGCGGCGCGCGGATCGGCGCGGTACACGTCGCACGTGCACGCGTCGCCCCGCGCCGCCGACTCCTTCTGCCACTCGAGGCAGCGTGCGAACGCGATCTCCGACCGCTTCAACGGGCAGCGGATCGTGCCGGGCCCCGCCGGCGGTTCCGACGGCGGGATCCGGATCGATGGGGCCGCGCGCTCAGCCATCGACTTCGGCGTCCTCGTCGAGGTCGGCGACGTCGGCGCCGAGGAAGCGGACGCTCGGCTTCTTCGGGCGCGCCTCGAACGCCTTCCCGACGCGGAGCTTCAGCTTCTCGAGTTCCTCCGTCTGCGGCTGCCGCATGAAGCTGCGATAGCCGCGCGCGACGCTGTAGACGGTGCGCTTCGAGAAGATCAGCCGGAAGAGGTCAGGCTGGATCTCCTGCTCGATCTGCGCGGCGACGTTCTCGTCGACCTTCAGCTCCGTCCCGAAGGTGATGAGCGCGGCGCCGCTGCCACCGATCGAATGCAGCGTCACGGACGTGCGACCGAGGCGCTTCGCCTCCGCGATCTCGACGAGCCGCGCCTTGATCTCGTCGACCTCCTGCTTCGCGCGTTCGAGCCGCGCCTGCGCCGCGATGCCGAGCGCGAGCAGGCGCTCGATCTCGACGTCCTCGGCGGGGAGGAAGGTCGCGTGTCCGTTGATCTCGATGCGCTTCGTTCCGGGCTTGGGCATGGTCCTCTCCTACTGGTGACGACGGTGGGCTTCAGCGACGGCGGCGAACCGTTCGCATTCGTGGCGGTTCGTGAGGCGCATGAGCTCGGCGGCCTGCGCCTCGAGCAGCTCGCGAACAGGCGAGCCGACGGGGACGAGCTGCGCGAGGTCGGAGTACTCGCGCAGCAGGACGAGCGACGCGCGCTCGAGGTCTTTCAGTCGATCGTTGAACGACCCCTGAACGCGCGACGACGACGGCGGGACAGCGTTGATGACCTCCATCAGTTCGCTCCCCGCGCGAGCTCGCGCGCGACCGGATCGCCCCAGTCGGCCGGGATCGGATCGATCGCGACGTAGACGCCCTGCAGCTGCAGCGCCTGCGCGATCTCGATGCCGTGTTTGATGCAGGTCGCGCTCTCGACGGACTCACCGCCGCGCGAGTAGCTGAGGAGCACGCGTGCCTCGTCGGCGCACCACTGCTGCGTGCTCGTATTGAGGACCTTGCACGAGTGGCGCTTCATCGCGCACCTCCCATCGCGCGAAGGACAACGCCCCAGACGACGACGGACCCGACGAGCAACACGCCCCAGAGCACGCGGCGTCGGCGCTCAGCGCGCTCGCGGCGGTCGACGTCGATGTCGATGAGAACGCCGAGACGACGCTCCCCACGGATCTCTCCCCCCGTGCGGCGCATCTCAGTTCTCCTCCTCCGTCGAGCGGAAGAGGAGCGCGTTCGCGGAGTCGACGATCTCGACGGTGAGCGACCCCTTCGAGAGGCGGCACATCGCGCGCGCGTGCGTGAGCACGCGGCAGAGGCGGCGCGGGTTGCCGCCGGAGATCGCGCGCAGCTTCGACTTCACCGGCTCGGGCACCGGCGAGCCCCACCAATCATCGACGAACCGCGAGAGGTCGATCGGCGCGAGCGGCTGCAGGTACTTGACGACGAGGAGGCGGTCCTGCAGCTGCTTCAGCTCGGAGTGACGGCGCGGCGTGACGAGTGTGTACTCGAGCGCCTGCGAGCCGAGGAGCGCGATCCCGGCGGTCGCCTTGTCGTGAATCGACCGGATCGCCTCGAGCGGGCGCAGACCGAGGTGCTGCGCCTCGTCGATGATGATCAGGTAGTCGTCGGAGCGGAGCTTCTCGCAGATCGCGTCGAGCAGTTCGGTCGACGTGCGCGCGCGCTCGATGCGGAGCTCGTCGGCGATCCTGCGCAGGATGGCGAGCGGGCTGTTCTGCATCGTCACGTCGCAGGTCACAGCGACGTGACGGATGCCGTCCTGCCGCGCCTGCTTGCACCACGCGATGATCGACGCCGTCTTGCCGAGGCCGGGCTTCCCGATCACGGCGGTCAGCGCGCGCTGCTCGAGAGCCATCGTGATCGTCCAGAAGACGGCGCGCTGGTTCGGCGTCTCGAGGAACGGCTGCGTCTCGACGGCACCGCCCTCCGGCTGCTCGCCGATGCGGATGAGCCACTTCAAGACGGCCGCCTCGATCTTCTCGCTCGCGCCATTGTACTTGCCGTTCGCCCAGGCGCTCAGCGTCGGGACGGAGTAGTTCGTCGCGCGCGCGATGTCGGCGAGCGCGAACGAGTTGCGCAGCTCGATGACCTTCTTGCGGACGGGGGTCATCTTCGCGTCGTCGGGGACGCTCGCGAGGCGCGTGTTCTTCGAAGGCTCCGGAAGGCGATTCTCGAACTCGGGCGTCTCTTCCATCGGGGCTGGCTCCTTCAGCGCGTTGGGCGCGCGGCGTTGCGTTCGGCGATCAAGCGAGCGGCGGCGGCGTCCCACTCGGCTTGGCGTTGCCGGTAGAAGGCGAGCGACCCCTCGTCGAGGAAGTGCGCCTCCGGCGGCATTTCAGGGCGGTGCGAAAGGCGTTCGACGACGTAGGCCTCGTCGGACTCCTCCATCAGACGGACCGTGCTCTCGCCGGTGTCGTTCGCCGGCGGCTCGGCGCGCGGCGTCTCCATCGCGCGTGCGATCGACGCTGCGACCGGGAGCAGCGCAGTGACCGCTTCCGGCGGCGGAGCGACCTCGGGCGAGCTCGGCGCGGACAGTCGCGCGGGCTCGGGCCCGAGGAGCATCGCGGCCGCCTCATCGACCGTACCAGCGCCCTCTGACAAGCGAAGGCGCGCGTACTCGTCGCGCAGCTTCTTCTTGCGGCTTTCGAAGCGGCGGCGGTAATCGAGCGCCGCTTGATCGAGCGTGCCGTCGGCGCGTTGCTGCGAGCGATTCGCCATCGCTGCGCGGCACACGAACTTCGCGCGGTCGAAGACGAGGACCTCGCGCAGGTCGAGCGGATCGAACCGCACCGTGACCTGCACGCCCTCGTACGCGTAGAGCTCGTCGGCGGTGTAGAGCACGCCGTCGCGCTGCACGTATCCCTTTTGAACGACGCGCGTCGTCGCCTCGAAGGTGAGCGCGGCGAGCTGATCGCTCGTCGGAAGGCGTGGCGGAAGACGTCGCTCCGCTGCGATCGCCGCCGGCGAGAAGACGCGGCCCGTCGCCTCATCCGCGAGACCCTCGTGCGGCCGCTCGAGGTACTCGAGCAGCCACATCTCGAACGAAGCGCGGAACTGCTCCAGCGTCGGGAACGGCAGCGACGGATCGCGGCGTCCCTTCTTCAGCAGCGCGTTGTAGCGGGACGCGGCGGCGCGGTAGCGCTCGGTGCGCTCATCAGTGCTCCGGCCGCAGTAGGCGGGCTGCGCGCGCGAGAAGAGCTCGACGACGGTCCCGAACTGGCGCTCGACGGCGGTCTTCGCCTTGGCGTTGAAGGGGATCGCGTGGATCACCTTCACGCCGCAGAGGGTGAACATGCCCTCGACGCCCTCGAGAGCACCGGCGCGGAAGTCCTTCCCGTTGTCGATGTACACCGACGCGGGGATCCCGCAGAGCATCGCGTATGCGTCGTGCGGCTTCGGCTCGATCGCGCGACGGAAGGCGTACTTGATGGCGCGCGCGTTCGGCTGAAAGCTGATGTGCCAGCCGACGAACGCGCGCGTCTTCATGTCGACGAACGCGGTGAGCCAAGGACGATCGAGCGCGCCGTTCCGCTCGGGGTTGATCACCTCGACGTCGAACTGATGATGGTCGCCGACGAGCAGCTCGCAGACGTCGAGCTCCTCGGTTGACCGCGGCACGTAGGTCTGCACGGTGGCGGCGTAGGTGCGCTCGCCCTTCCGCGCGAAGACGTCGAGGTCGCGCGGCACGAGCGCGCGCAGGCGACGACGGAACGTCGAAACGCTGCCGATGACATCGCCGAGGCGCTCGCGCGCCTTCTTGTAGAGCTGCTCCTCCCCGAGGTTCGGGAAGGCGACGAGGCGCAGCTTCCTGATCGCGTCGGCGACGTCCGGCGGGTACTCGAGAACGCGACGATCGCCGGGCTTCGGCGCCGACCATCGTGGCGGCAGGAGCGCGGCAAATCCGACTTCGCGATAGCGAACGCGGTAGTTCTCGAGGGTGCGGAGCGAGATCGGCTTGGCCCAGCTCTTCCGGTCGCGAATGATGACCGGGTCTTTGCAGCGCCACTCCTGCGTGATCTCGACGGCGCGTGGGTTCGGCGCGCCTTTGATGTACTTCGGCGAAAGCGCTTCGTATTCGAGCAGCAGCTCGAGACGGCGCTGCGCCTCACACTCGTAGTGCGCCTCGGCGGTGACGTCGCCGATAGCCGATAGGCGCTCGAGGATTTCGGCGCCCTGCTCGGAGTACTTCGAGCCGAGCTCGACGCGGCGCGCTTCAGCCTTCAGCCGATCGGCGAGCAGCCGCTGCCACGCACGCCGTTCATCGTTCGAAAGCGCGTCGCGGTGAACAAACCGTCGACCTCGGCCTTCGTCGCGGACGAGCCAGAGTCGGCTCTTCGCAACCTCTGCGCTGAAGCGCTCGTAAAACGAGGTTCGCGAGATCCCGATTGCGCGTGCGTCCTCGAGCGAGAGCCACTCGCCCGATGATGTCCCCCGGACAGTCGCATCGAGGTCAGAGCCACTCGCCCGATGATGTCCCCCGGACAGTCGCATCGAGGTCAGCCGACCTCGGGCGTCGCTGAGTCGCCGGTGGACGACTGCTCCTCGTACGTTTTACTCTCGGCAGATGCAGCATCGATCAGGCGACCTAGACGTCGGCCGAACCTGCGAACCAGCTCGTCGCGGATGCGATCGCTGCGGCGGTGACCGTTGACGACCTGCGAGAGGTGCGCCGGATGGCAGTCAATCTCGCGGGCGAGTTCGCTCGCGAGGAGGTTGCGGCGAAGCAGGATGATCCGGAGCTCGCGTGCGGCAGTCGTGCGACCTCGGCGCGGTTCGGTGCGACGCATGGGAAGTGATTTACGACACTTCAGTCCTATTCGCAAGACAAAAGAGTCCTAATTCATGCCGCGCGGACGTCCTCCGACGGAAAAGCCGCGTCCGTTCGCGGAGATAGGCGAGCGAATTCGTGCGCTTCGCGAAGGTCGTGGAATGTCTCAGGTCGAGATCTCGAAGGAGCTCGACACCGCGCAGCGCCACTACTCACGCGTAGAGAGCGGCACGATCCGTCCGTCGGGCGCGTTCCTTGAGAAGCTAGTCGCGTTTTTCGGCGTCACGCCGAACTACCTGCTCCTCGGCGAGGATATGCATGACCGCGACGACCGCGACGAGGACATCCGGACGGAGGCACTCCTAACGGCGAAGCCGGAAATCAGGGGCACTCTCGAGCGCGTTTGGTTCGACCTCGAGAATGGGAGGGTCGAACCGGAGAGACTCGAAGCATGGCTCGACGAAGAGGAAACCCGCCGTCGGCAAGCGCGGGCGGCGGCGCGACAGGAGCAGTTCCTCGACGAGGCACGAGCCAAGTTCGTCGACGAACTCGCTGAACGTCGTCGCCGCATCTCGCCGATCGAGGGCGTGCGCATCTTCGGCGACGCGCCCGAAGAAGGCGCGCGGCCCGACGATCTACGCCTCTACCGCATCGCCGCCGGTCGCGGTGTCGAGCCGCTCGAAGTGTACGGCTCGATCGACAACCCCGACCCCTCGAGCTTCAGCCCGAAGAAGTACTTCGCGTTGCGCGTCGAGGGTGAGTCGATGTCCGGCGACGATCTGCACGACGGCGATCTGATCCTTGTGCGTCGAAAGGACGTCGCCGAGCCGCACGAGATCGCCGTCGTCGAGAACACCGTGCGACAGCTCGCGACGCTGAAGCGCGTGCGCGTCGCCGGGCCGCTCCTCGAGCTGTTCCCGTCGAATCCCGACGAGCAGCCGTTCTCGTGGGAGTCGCGCTACTCGCGAATCAAAGGCGTCTTCGTCCAGAAGCTGCGCAGCGGCCACTAGCAGAGCACGCGCGCCGGGCTTAGAATCTCGTCGAGAAACCGCTACACGGGGTAAGCAAATAAGAGCTTAGAAACCGTCGACGAGACCATCTTTTGTCGACGGTCGCGAGACGCGCATTTTGGCGCTCGCATGGTTGCTGGCCCCGGCGACATCGACACCCTGCGCGTCGAGTACTCGTGCGACTCGTTCGAGTTGCTCGACGCGTCGCCCGTGTTGCCGCGGTCGACGGAGCGTTCCTACTCTCGGCGTCCGCCGGGGAACATCAACTGCATTGTCCTTCATCAGACGCAGGGCGGAACCAAGCCGGGGCTGCAGGGTGTCACGGCGACGGCGACGTACCACGTCCGATCGAAGGGCTGGCCGGGCATCGGCTACACGTTCTTCTTGCCGCTGCTGCCGGACATCGGCGTCGGCGGCCGGCCTCGCATCTACCGATGCCACGCTGACGACGTCCACTCGTTTCACACCGGGCGCCGCGACAACGATCCCGGCGCGAATCACAACGGCGTCGCGATCGCCTTTCAGGGCCTCTTCAAGTCGAAGTCATCGCCCGACGGCGGCTCGCCGAGCGGATGGCAGCGGACGATCTTCCGTCCCTTCCTCCGCTACCTCTTCGAGCGCTACGGGCTGAGCGGCATCGACGTCTTCTGTCACTCGGACTTCGGCAAGGCCGACTGCCCGGGCTTCGAGATCGAATCGTGGTGCGGCGCCGTGCGCGACGACGCCGTGCGCCTCGAGCGCCGCTTCGACGACTGGCGCCAGCGTCAGGACGCGCTCGTCGAGCTCGGCTATCTCGGGCCGAAACACGCTGACGGCACCTACGGCGAATATACCCGCCGCGCCGTCGAGGCGCTCGAAGACGAGCACCGCCTTCCCGAGTCGGGTCTCTGGACTCGTCGCGTGGAGACCATCGTCCGCCACTTGCTGAAGGAGAAGACCCGATGACCCTGAAAGAGCGACTGAAGACGTCCGAGTTCTGGCTCTCGATCCTCGCGATCCTCGTCGGCGCCATCGTCGGCGCGGGCTTCATCGGCGACGGGACGATCTACGCGAAGATCGGCGGCTGGATCGTGACCGCGCTGGGCGCCGTCGGGTACACGACGGCGAACACCCTCGCGACGTCCGCTCAGGGGCTCGGGAAGCCGGGCTTCAAGACGTCGAAGTTCTGGCTCTCGCTCCTCTCCGCGATCCTGCTCTGGATCGAGGGGCACAGCGTGATCCCCGACGGGTCACAGTGGGCAGAGATCCTGAATTCGCTGCTCGCCGTCTTGCCGCTCGGCACCTACGCCGTCGCGCGCGGCGCGCTGAAGAAGGCGGAGGCGACGAAGACCGTGCTCTTGCCCGGTCTCGTCGGTGAGCTCGCGCCGCCGTCCGGCTCGCCGGCGCCGTCGGAGCCGACGAAGTAGCCATGGCCCCGAAGGTCATCACGAAGTGCCCGACGGTCGCGCGCGACGAGCGCCCGCGATGCAAGCGCTGCGAAGGCGCCGGCGTCGTGCGGAAGAGCAAGCAGACCTGCCCGAAGTGCCTCGGACAGGGCAGGTTCCCGCCGATCGTGTCGACGGGGGCGGAGGGGAAATGATCGCGATCGTCGTCGTCGCCGTGCTGCTCGCGCTCTTCCTCGCCGTCGTCGTCCGCGTCGTCGCGTGCCGCGAGGCGCTCGACGATGCCCTCGACGATACGCACCGCCTGAGCTCCGAGCTCGGGCAGGCGCGCGCCGAGCTGAGGCAGACGCGACAGGAGGTGACGCACCTTCGCCGCGTCGCCGCGCTCGTCGAGCTCGAGCTTCAACGCGAGATCGAGGAGCGGCGCGAGGGGCAGCTCGTGATCTTCGAGGTGCTCGAGGAGCGCGGGCTGCAACCGCCAAAGCGGAGCGCCCCGTCGACGGAGTACATCAATTGACGTGGGTGCTCGTCGTCTTCGCGGCGCTCATCCTCGCGGCGGCGATCACCGTCGTCGTCCTGATGTGGCGCAAGGGCTCGGAGAACGCCGAGCTCCGCGTCCAGCTCGCGGAGCGCACCGCCGAGCGTGACCGGGCCTCGGAAGAGCTGCGCACGACGGAAGAGGAACGGAAGCGCCTCTCGAAGGCGATGGAGGGGGTCCGGAATGAGCTCGACGATCTCGAGACTGAGCTTTTCGATCGTGGTGACGGCATTGGCGTCGTCGATCGCGTTCGTCGCCGCCTGTCCGAGGCCGGCCTCTGAGATGCCGACGACGACGATCGCCGGCTGCAAGCTGCCCGCCCCGCCGCTCCCGTTGCCGACGGTGAACGGCGTGAAGGCGGCGGACAAAGGGCCTTGCTCTTCGCCGTACGCGATGTGCCTCGACGAGGACAACGTCGGGAAGCTCGGGCTTCGCGACGCGAGGCTTCGCAACTGGATCAAGTTCGCGTGCGCGCAGTGCGGCTGCGGTGACGGCAACGCCGAGGGCGGCGGCGAGCGCGCCGATGGCGGAGCGAACTGATGGAGGGCGGTGGCATGAACATTCACCTCGTCCTCGAGATCGTCGGCAGCGTCGTCATGCTGCTCCTGACGGTGATCGGCTTCTTCCTCCGCGAGAAGCTCCACACCGTCGAGTCGCGCGCGTCGACGGCGGAGGCGAAGCTCCACCAGCTCGAGATCGGCGCGAGCTCGGAGCGCGTCGAGGCGAAGGCGCAGATCGCGCGGCTCGAGCAACGCGTCGGCGCGCTCGAGTCGGTGGTGCGTGCTCTCGAGGTGAAGGGTGCCGCCGGCGAGGTCGAGATGCGGAACGTCGTCCAGGCGCTGGCGGCGATCTCCGAGATGAAAGCCGAGATGGCGCTGAAGTTCGTTTCTCGCGAGGACATGGCGACGCTGCTCGAGCGCGTCGACCAGATCGCGACGCAGATCGCGGACCTGCGGGTCACGTTCGCGACGGGAAAGGCAGCTCACGGATGACGCCCGAGCAGACGAAGCGCGCACGGGGCTGGGTCCTTCAGCTCCTCAGCATGAGCCCCCCGGGCGAGGACGACGGCGGCCGCCTCTTCATGACGGCCGACCTCCTCGTGCCGCAGATGAAGGCCGTCGGCGTGCGCCTCGTTCGCGAGGAGATCGAGAAGCTGTTCATCTATCTCGAGGGGAAGAAGTTCGTCGAGATTCGGCGGCTGAAGTCGCCGACGGCGAAGGCGCTCTTCGAGGGCGCGATGCCGATCTCGGCGCGGCTCACGTCGACGGGGCAGGACATCATCGACGGGACGATCGAGGACGTGGGGGTCGACCTCGGACGATGAGCCGCCGCCGCCACCATAAGGCCGAACGGCTGCCGCCGAAGGCGCTCGAGCTCGTCGAGAGCGGCCTCGTGAACGGGCTGCCGTACGACCTCATCGCCGAGCGCGTCGAGAGTGAGACCGGCGAGCAGATCTCGGCGGCGGCGATAGGTCGCTACTACCAGGCGAAGGTGCGGCCGCGACAGGAGGCGACGAAGCAGGCGCAGCTCGTCGCGCACGAGATGGCGCAGTGGATGGGGGACCTCTCGGACGGCGAGCTCCGGCGCGCGATCGCGCTGAAGGCGGCGAAGGAGCTGCACCCGATGCTGCAGGCGCTCGCCGAGAAGCGCCCGGCCGATCTCGCGTTCTTCTACTCGTCACTCGAGCAGCGTCGCCTCGAAGAGAAGAAGCTCGAGCAGCGCACGCAGGAGCTCGAGCTCCGCGCGAAGAAGGTCGAGCAGGAGCGCCAGATCCTCGACGCGAAGCTCGCCGAAATCCGGCGCAAGCTCGAGGCGGCCGAGAAGCCCGGCGGGCGCGCGGCGACGAAGGACGATCTCCGTCGGGCGATCCGCGAGCTCTACGGCATCGTCATCGCCGAGCCGGCGAAGGAGGCGACGCCGTGAGGATGTTCTGGCTCGTCGTCGCTCTCATTGTCGCTGTCGGCGTCGCCGGCGGCGCGATCATCGCAGCGAACGAGCGTCCGTGCCTCGCCGGGCACCACGAGACGCGACGCGTGCCTGCGCGCACCGAAGTCCAGGTGATCACGAACCCCGATTCGAACGGCGGCATCGTCACTCACCCGATTCTCGTCGCGGTCCCCGAGCACGACGTCGATGACTTCGTTTGCGACGAATGGGGGGCGCCGTGACGCTCGAGACGCGCGAGCAGCTCGTCGACGCCGTCGGGGAAGCGGTCGCTCCGCTCTACCCGTATCAGGTGCGCTGGCTCCTCGACCCGGCGCACCTGAAGGCCGGCCGGTGGTGCCGCTCGGCGGGCAAGACGCACGGCGTGATGCTCGAGCCGGTCTTCGACTGCCACCTCGCCGAGGTCGATCGCCGCCGCGCGAACTGGTTCGTCTTCGCCGGCGCCGAGGGGCAGACGAAGGAGATGATCCGCTACGCGTCGCTGCACTGCCAAGCGCTCGAGCTCGGCGCGCAGATGGGCGACGACGAGCTGAAGGTCGACGGCGAGAAGTTCACGATCCACGTCGTCGAGTTCCCCGAGGGCTCACGCATCGTCGGGCTGCCGACGAACCCGCTCACGATCCGCGGCCGTCACGGCAACCTGATCTGGGACGAGGCGGGCAAGACGCCCGACGACGAAGCGGTCTGGGCGGCGGCGGCGCCGATCGCCGGCCGCAAGGGCTTCAAGCTCCGCCTCGTCGGCACGCCCGGCGCGAAGCGCGGACCGTTCTACCGCGTGTGCTCCGGCGAGATGAAGGGTTGGTCGCTGCACACCGTCGACGTGTACAAGGCGATCGCCGAGGGCGCGCCGCTCGACCTCGAGAAGATCAAGGCGCTCACGACGGGGCGCGCGTTCGTGACGGAGTACCTCGTCGAGTTCGAGGACGAGGATACGCGGCTCATCTCGGTCGACGCGATCATCGCGTGCGAGAGCGACGACGCGCTGCTGGTCCCGTACCTCGTCATCGACGCGGACCGGAACGATTGGCAGCGCCACCTCGACCGCGCCGGCGAGGCGCCGCCGTCGGCCGGATACGACTCGCCGGCGGCGTGGCGCCGCCTGTTCGCGCCGCTCGCCGGCCGCGAGCTCTACCTCGGCTACGACGTCGGCCGCTCGAAGGACCTCTCGGTCCTGTGGATCGAGGAGGAGCTCGGCGGCCTCCGCTGGACGCGCGCCGTCGTCGCGCTGCGCGGCCGACGGTACGCCGAGCAGAAGGCGTGCCTCTGGGCGGCGTTCGAGCACTGCCGACGCGGCTGCATCGACCAGGGCGTGATCGGGAACCAGCTCGCCGAGGAGACCGTCGAGCGCTTCGGCGCCAAGGCCGAGGGCGTGCAGTTCTCGACGACGGTGAAGGAGGACCTCGCGGTCCGCGTCCTTCGCAGCTTCGAGGATCGGACGAATCGGCTTCCGCGCGCGGAGGCGATCCGTATGTCGCTGAACAGCGTCTACAAGACGACGACGGCGGCGGGGCACACGCGCTTCGACTCTGCGTCGACGGACGCCGGCGGTCACGCTGACTACTTCTGGTCGATGGCGCTCGCGAAGATGGCGGCGGGCGACTCGCAGCTCGGCGACCTCGGCGTGCTCTCGAGCTTCGGCCGGCGCACCTGGTCGCGCTCGTCGGGGGTGCTGTGATGCGTTGGTGGCCGTTCGTAGCGAAGGAAACCACGGCGTCCTCGGCGTCGCGCGCGCTCGCCGCCGCGAAGACAGAGGTCGCGACCGAGCCGCCACCGCCGACGGAGTTCGATCAGGCGCGGATGCACTGGCGCACCTACCCGGCGACGAACATCTCGCCGGAGCGGCTGCTCTCCGCGCTGCGCGACGCCGATCGCGGCAACCTCGCGCGTTGGATGGAGCTGCTCGACGACGTCGCCGTCGACGAGCAGGTGTCGCACTGCCTCGAGACGCTGAAGCTCGCGGTCGCCGGCGCGCCGTGGGAGGTCGAGCCGGGTGACGACTCCGACCAGGCCGTCGCGATCGCTGAGCACGCCGAGCGCTTCCTGAAGCGAATCCCGTCGTTCACGCAGATGAAGGTCGATCTGCTCGACGCGATCTTCCGCGAGTTCTCGCTCGTGCAACCGCTGTGGACGGCGGACGGGAACGAGTGGATCGTCACGGGTCACCAGGCGATTGAGACGCGCTTCTGTCGGCTCGTCGACGGGCAGCTTCACCTCGAGACGAAGAACGCGCCGAACGGCGAGCTCGTGCCGCCTGGGATCATCGTCGCGTGGTATCGGCGGAACGCGGCGTTCCTTCGCTCGGGCCTCGGTCGCACCGTCGCGAAGCTGTGGCTCTACAAGGGCTACAACCTCATCGACTGCGCGTCGTACCTCGAGCGGTTCGGTCACCCGTTCATCACGATCCAGGTGCCGCCGCACCTGCGCGAGGGGGCGCCCGAGCTCGAGCGCGCGAAGGACGCCGCGAAAGCGCTGATGGCCGATCAGGTCGGCCTCCTTCCGGCCGGCGTCGAGCTGAAGTTCCTCGAAGCGATCCAGAAGGCGGCGTCGATCAAGGACGTCTATCTCGCCTTCATCGCGTGGTGCGAGAAGGCGATCGCGAAGGCGATGCTCGGCCAGGCCGAGACGTCGGAGATGGGCGAAGGCTCGCGCGCGCGATCGCAGGTCGCGAACGAACTCAGGCAGGACCGCAAGGAAGCTCACGGCGGTTGGCTCGACGAGCTGCTGAACGCGCAGCTCCTCGGTCCGTGGACGGTCTACCACTACGGGCCGACGGCGCCGCGTCCGCGGATCTGCCACAAGGTCGGCGCGCCCGTCGACGAGAAGGCGCGGGCGGAGACGCGCAAGGTCGAAGCCGAGACGATGGCCATCGGCCGCAAGCTCGGCGTGCGGCTCTCGAAGGCGCAGGTCTACGAGCGCTTCGATTGGCGCGAGCCGGAGACGGACGACGACGCGATCGAGCCGACGGGCGGCGAGGCGCCGCCGGAATTCGCCGCGCCGCCGACCGCGAAGGAATCGGCGGATCTCGCGCGGCGGCACGGCGCGTGTCCGCACTGCGGCGGCGGCTTCACGCTCGCGGCCGCCGAAAAAAAAAAGCGGTCGATGGACTGGGGCACGTAGAGGACCTCGTCGCGCGCGCGCCTGAGCGTGCTCGACGGGGATTCGAGGAGCTGACGGGCGATGTCCTGCGACTGGTCGAACGGGAGGGGCAGATGAAGGCGAGGGCGATGCTGTTCACGCTGCTGACGTCGGCGGCGATTGCGAAGATCGCGACGGCGGCGACCGAGGTGTCGATGCACGCCGACATGCTCGGGCGGCTGCAGGCGCCATCGGCGCACGGCGACGCGCCGGACCTGTCGCTGAAGATCACCGCCGAGACCCTCTTCACGGGGCTCCCGTTCGACGAGGCGGTCGAGTTCTTCAAGTCGAAGAAGGTGATGTCTCCCGAGGAGCTCGACGCCCTCGAAGACATGTACAAGGCGAAGGGCTTCTCGATCGCCGGCGTGCAGTCGCGCTACGTCCTCGAGACGGCGCATGAGGCGCTCTCGAAGGCGCTCGAGCGCGGCACTGCCGAGCGCGAGACGCTCGACGAGATTCGCGCCGCGTTCGACTCTGCCGGCGTCGGGCAGCTCGGCGACTGGCAGCTTCGAACCGTCTTCGATCAGGCGGTGCTCGGGTCGTACGCAGCGGGCCGCTACGCGCAGCTGACCGATCCCGACGTCATCGCGGCGCGGCCGTTCTGGATCTACCGCACCGCCGGCGACTCGCGCGTCCGGCCGTCGCACCGCGAGATGAACGGGCGCGTCTTCCGCGCCGACGATCCGGTGTGGCAACGGTGGTACCCGCCGAACGGTTGGGGTTGCCGCTGCAGCGTCGACTCGCTCAGCCAATCGCAGATCGATCGCGAGGGACACACCGTCTCTGACGAGCTGCCGCGAATGGTCCAGACCGCCGACGGGCAGACGGTCCAGATGCTGCCCGATCCCGGCTTCAGCGGGTCGCCCGCGACGCAGCGGACCGCCGATCGCGTCGTGCGCGAGATCGAGAGGCAAGCGTCGGCGACCGGCGTTCTCGGACAGTCCCCGGCCGACCTCGATCGCGTCGACGACGTCGCGCGTGCGGCTCGAGTCGATCGCTACGCGGGGCTCTCACCCGACGAGGTGGCGAAGCGGCTCGAACAGACGTTCGTCTTCAACGTCGAGCCGCGCGGCGACGCGCCGCCGCGCGACGGCTGGCACGTCGACTGGCACATGTACTCGCAGAACCTCGACACCGCCGAGCAGCTCGCGACGCGCCTCGTGCAGACCGACGGCCTCTACGCGCTGAAGGATCGAGTCGGGGTCGCGGCGCGCGCGACCTACTTCGGCGAGTGGGACCCCGTGCGGTGGGCCGACCCGGAGGTCGTGCACGACGCCGAGCTCGCGACGCGACTCGGGCGCGCCGAAGGGATGACCGTCGCGCGGTCGACCGAGTACGCGCTCCGAATGCGCGTCGAATCGCGCGAGGAGCTCGAACGCGTCCTCGACTTCCTCGCCGCGAATGGTGAACGCGGTGAGGGCAAGTCGCCGGTTCGGAGGGCGTGGGAGATCCAGGACGTCCGCATCGCCGCTGGTGAAGGCGTCGAGCTCCCCGCCGATCAGCGCGGCTGGCGTCACGCCTACCGCAACGTCCGCGAGCTCGAAGGCGGTCGCGTGCAGGTGACGCTGTCAAAGCAGCCGCTCGACGGCTGGGACCGCGCCGAGCGCGTCGCCGTCAATCAATCGCTGTGGGAGGTCCTCTGATGCGAGATCGCCTGCGAGACGCGGCGATCGCGGCGCTGCTAGCGCTCGCGGTGTGCCTGGTGTTCCGAACGAACGAACGCCCCGCCGAGCGCACCGAAGCGGTCACCGTTCAGGACGACGAAGTCGCGGCCGCCGTCGTTTTGGACGGCGAGCGCGAGCTCGCGGCGGCAGCTCTCGCAGAGGACGCGCACCGGCGGCAGCAGTGCCTTAGCCGACCATGGGCCGAGGTGGGACGTCTCGACGTCAACGTCCCGATCGCACTGCGTGCAGCGGTAGAGCGCCATCGGGACCATGATGCGCGCCTTGGATCGCTTGGCAAGCGCGCCTTTTGGGCGGACCTCGAAAACGGCCCTCTGTGGCTCGTTTTCGATCGGGGGGGCTATCCCGATACCCCCCGACCCCCAATCGTCGTTTTTGAAGGCCTTTTGAACATTTTTGAACGGGGGTCCGGCTCAGGGGGCCAGCCGGGATCCCTACAGGAACCCCGGGATGAAGTAGCTGCACTGCTGTACCGCTGGGTTCACAGCGCGGAAGGTGCGCGATGAGCGCACCGATGAGACAGGAGCGCCGCGCGCTCGGCGCGAACATGGCGATCGCCGCCGTTGCCCTCGCGCTCGCGCTCGAGACGGCGGAGGTGCCCGGCGGCAAGGCGGACGGGTCGGTGATCCAGATCGCCCGCGAAGGGCAGTGGCTCACGCACCCGGCGGGGCCGTTCGCGCTCACCGCGGACACGTTCGCGCAGATGATCACGAATCATCGCTCGTCGGGAGTCGATCCGGCGATCGACCGCGAGCACGAGAGCTGGTTCAGCTGGGCGCCGAACGAGGCGCGCGGCTGGGTGAAGGAGCTCTTCACGAAGGCCGACCCGCGCGACCCGTCGAAGCAAGCTCTTTTCGGCCGCGTCGAGTGGACGGACATCGGCGCAGGCGAGGTCGGCAAGAAGTACTTCCGCTACGTCTCGATGGGGGCGCTGCTCGCCGACGTCGATCGGCAGACGGGCAAGCCAATCGGCGCCGTGCTCGATCACGTCGCGATCTGCAAGCGCCCCTTCATCGAGGGAATGGAGCCGCTCGGCGCCGCGATGCGCGGTCCCGACGGGCTGAGCGCGAGCGATCGCGGCCGTGTGTCGGTCGCGATGTCGGCGCTCTACGCGGTCACGGATCCCGGCCCGGGCCGGGCCAAGGAGAGGACGAACATGGACGAGGAGACGCTGAAGTACTTCCGCGCGCTCTTCCGCTGCCCGGCCGATGCGGACGCGGCGGCGGTTGTGGCGGCGGCGAAGCAGCGCGAGGGCGTTCTGCAGCTCGTGCTGCAGGAGCCCGAGGGCAAGGCGGTGGTCTTCGCGCTGACGCTCGAGGTCGCAAAGATGTTCGGGTTGACCGATGCGAACGGCGCGGGGCTGAACGCGCTCGAGCTCGCGAAGAAGGTCGGCCGGCTCGCCGAAGTCGAAGGCGAGCTCGCGGCGGCGAAGAAGGAGCTCGCCGAGATGCGCGACCGCGAGATCGTCGCCGAGGTCGACGCCGCAATCGCGGCGAAGAGGATCGCGCCGTCCGAGCGCGACGAGCAGCTCGAGCTCGCGCGCGGCAACCGTGCGCTGTTCACGAAGCTGCTCTCGAAGCGCGAGCCGATGGTCGGCGACAAGCCGGTCGAGCTCGCCGTGAAGGAGAGGTCGGCGACGCCGGATGGGCGCGTCGCGGCGCAGAAAGCCGCGATCGACGAGTACCTGAAGGCGAATCCGAAGGCGAGCTATGGCGACGCGCTCCGCGCGTGCGCCGCGATGAAGCCGGACCTGTTCCGGCGGGAGGAGGTCTGAGATGCCGGGTCAGGACACGACGCACGCGACGATCAAGAGCTACAAGTACACCGGCGGGGCGATCGGCGCCTTCCTCGCCGTCATCGCGGGCGCGAACGAGGACGAGTGCCAGCTTCCGGGCGGCGCCGACGTCGCCGGCTTCCTCGGCTTCACGATGGAGGCGGGCGGTGCGGGTGAGTGGCACCCGCTCCACATGCTCGGCGGCGTCGCGAAGGCGACGGCGTCGGCGGCGATCGCTCTCGGCGCGAAGTGCTCGATCGCCGGCGCGTCCGGGAAGATCAAGGCTGCGGCTCCGGCGGCGGGCGTGAATTCGCACGTCGTCTGCGTCGCTCTCCGCGCGGCGGCGGCGGACGGTGACGTGATCCCCGTTCTCATCGCGCCGTCGGTGATGCAGGGCTGATAACGGTCCCCTGACGGGGGCAGAAAGAGGGATCGAGGATGGATCCGCAGACGCTATATCAGGAGCCGCTGCTGACGGATGTCGCGCAGCGGTACCACAATCGGAAGTTCATCGCCGAGGAGATCTTCCCCGAAGTTCTCGTCGACCAGGAGCGCTTCTACTACCACGTCTTCGATCGCGGCGTGGTCTTCAAGCGCCAGCCGACGCGGTACGGGCCCAACGGCACCGCGAACGAGCTCGACCTGAAGGCGACGAAGGTCCTCGGCAACACCGAGTCGCGCGCGCTGAAGGCGTACATCGACGAGAAGGAGGAGCGTCAGGCCGGCGGTCTCAGCATCGAGTCGCTGAAGACCGAGGCGATCGTCGAGGCACTGAAGCTCGATCTCGAGATCGAGATCGCGACGCAGCTCCGCTCGACGTCGGTTCTCACGCAGAACGCGACGCTTTCGGGGACGTCGCAGTGGAGCGACTTCACCAACTCGGACCCGAAGAACGAGGTCCTCACGCGGAAGCAGTCGCTCATCCTCGACGCGAACGTGATGATCGTCGGGAAGCAGGTTCACGACAAGCTCGTGATCCATCCGAAGGTCACCGACGCGGTGAAGTACACGCAGGGCGCGATCGACACGTCGGAGATCCTCGCGCGCTACTTCGGCGTGAAAAAGTACCTCGTCGGCGAGGCGTTCCAGGACAGCGCGGCCGAGGGGCAAGCGGAGGCGCTCGGCTTCATCTGGGGCAAGGACGTCATCCTCGCGCACGTGGCCGAGCGCCCGAACGCGATGATGATGGAGCCGAGCCTCGGGTACCTGCCGCGGTGGCGCGGCGGCGCGGCGGGGCCGTGGCGCGCGTACGTCGGGTACAACCCCGAGCGAGGCACGGGCAAGGGCGCCAAGATGGTGAAGGTGGAGACGGACTACAAGCCTCTCCTCACCGGCGTGAACCTCGCCTTCCTGCTGAAGAACGCCGTCGCGTAAGCGGCGAAGGATATTTGATTAGCAAAAAAGGCCCTGCTGTTCCTGCCGCGGCAGGATGGGCCGACGCGGAGTAGGACCCGACGCGAGTAGTTCTCGCTAGACGAGAACGCGAGAGTGCGATCGGGGCGAGGTCGAGAGAAGCGGGCGCCGCGGCGCTCCCCTCGAGACCTCGCGAATGGAGGTGCAGGGTGGCCTGCGAGGAGGTGATCGAGATGCCGAAGTATCGCGTGAAGGAAGGCCAGACGGTGAAGCATGGGGCGGCCGACCCGAAGACCGGGAAGACCGTCGAGAAGGAGTACACCGCGGGGCAGGTGCTCGAGCTCGAGCCGGCGGAGGCCGAGGCAATGCCCTGGGCCGTCGAGCCGGCGGCGAAGGGCTGAACGGATAGGGGCTCGACAGGGCGCAGAGGTCTCACGGATGGGGCGCCGTCGAGACCTGGGGCGACGTGCCCTGTCGAGCTCCACTAACCGACGAGGACGATGATGGCGTACGCGACGGAAGCCGATCTGAACTTCGATGATGCGGAGCTCACTGCTCTGACGGAGTCGAAGAGCGCCGTCGGTGTGAAGGTCGCGTCCGTCATCAATCTCGCGCTCGAGCAGGGCGCGCGCAAGATCCGCGACCGGCTGCAAGGGAAGTACGTTCTGCCGTCGAGCGCTCCCTATCCGCAATCGCTCGTGGATCTGAACGCTGAGCTCTCGCGCTACCTGCTCTTCCGTCATCGCCCGAACCGCGTTCCGCCGCAGACGGTGATCGACGACTACAAGCAAGCGCTGAAGGATCTCGACGCGTACGCCGAGGGACGGATGGTCCTCGAAGGCGTCGCGCGCGTCGAGGCCGCGACCAATCCCGCGCCAAGCGGCGGTGCGGTCGACCCTGAGCTCGAGCGGAAGTTCGGGCGGAGGAAGGACCGGCTCGGATGAGCGTCACGCTCAAATACCAGGTCACCGACGGCATCTCGCCGAAGCTGATGACCTGCGCGGAGCGTGCCGAGCAGCTCGAGCGCCCGCATCGCGTGATCGGCGATCTGCTCGTCGGCGTCACGCGACGGAACATGCTCGCGAGCGGCGGCCCGGTGAACTGGCCCGAGCTCGCGCCGGCGACGCTGCTCGCTCGCGCGCGCGGCCGCTCGGGTCGGCAGAAGGTCTTCGTGAAGGCGTCGAAGAAGCAGAAGGGGCAGCAGCGAATCATGACGAAGCGCGCGCAGGCGATCATTGCCGGCGCGAAGCCGCTGATCTTCTCGAAGCGCCTCTTCAACTCGCTCACGTATCTCGCGCGGCGCGACGCCGTCCTCGTCGGGTCGAATCTCGTCTACGCGAGTCGACAGTTCCTCGGTGGCGGCAACGTGCCGGCGCGCTGGCCGTTCGGGCTGACGCGCGGCGACCGTCAGGAAATCCGCTCCATCTACTCGAAGTGGATCACGCGAGGTCAGCTGTGACGACCTACGCGCAGATCCGCGACGGCATCAAGGCGTGCCTCGTCGGCAAGATCGCACCGGCGCAGGGGCAGTCGATGGACGCGACGATGTATGTCCGTCGAGTCGACGACTACTTCGGGCAGCTCGAGGATCCGACGATGCTCGAGGAGGTCGCGAGCTTGACGCCCGCGGTCCTCGTCGCGTTCGCCGGCGAGAAGCCGCTGCCGCGCACGACGATCGGTCGCCGCATGATCCAGGTTCAATCGTCTTTCGCGGCGATCTGCATCGTCGATATGCCGACGCACCGCCAGACGAAGGGCGCGCAGCTCGAGCAGCTCGTCGGCGACGTGCAGCGCCTCGTCGCCTCGCGGAAGTTCGACGCGGGGATGGAAGGACTCGAGTTCGGCGGCGTGACGATCTACGAGACGCTCGACCGCAACGCCGACTTCCTCATCGCGTACGCCGTCGTCTTCTCCTGCGTGCGTCACGTCGACGTGACGAAGCCGATCCCCGGCGCGCCGATCAAGCGGTTCGACGGGCATCACGCGCTCGTGCGCCCTGGATTGCCCGCGGTGCCTCCGAAGCCGGCGCTCGTCGTCTCCGGCGGAGCGAACGGGCGCGTCTACGCCTACCAGGTTGTCGCCGAGTACGCCGACGGGAGCGTCTCGAATCCGAGCTTCCCGGGGTGGACGATCAACGGGCCGGACACGCTCGGCGCGCAGACGATCACGGTCAGCTGGGCGGCGCAGGCGAACGCCGTGAGGTACCACGTCTACCGTCGCACGACGGAGGCGACGAGCGGGAACGCGGCGACGCGCGGCAAGGTCGCGACGGTGAACGCGCCGGCGACGCAGCTCGTCGACAACGGCCTCGTCGGCGATGGCGTCGTGCCGTCGTACCGCGGCGTCAACCTGACGAAGGTGCTCCCATGAAGCCGCTCTCGACGACGCAGATCGTGAGCCTGCGCGCGCACTGGGCAGAGCAAGACGCAGACGAGCGCGCGCGCGGCGGGACGCGGCGGGCGCTGAAGGCGGCCGACGTCGTCGCGGTGCTCGACGAGCTGCTCGAGCTGCGCCGGAAGCAGAGCGCGGTCGATCTGCTCGGCACCGATCGCGACGACATGACGGACCGCGAGGCGCTGGATCGGGTGATCGACGCGTGCCGCGCGCGGCCGAGCTCGAGCGCGAGCCGCGAGCTCGTGGTCTTGCAGAGGAGCGGCTGGTCGCTCTCCTGCGAAGTCGATGACAGAGGCTTCACGCTGCGCGCGGCGAGGCCCGAGGAGGAAGGCAGATGATCGAGGTGCGCGCCCCGCAGGGGCGGAAGTGCCCGCGCGCAGAGGACGCGCGGCAGATGATCGGCGATCTCGACTGGGTCGAGGTCGACGAGACGGCTTACGAGTTCTACTACACGCGCCGCGTCGCCGACGGCGATCTCGTCGAGCGCAAGGCGTTCGAGGCTGCCGAGAAGAAGGCGGCCGCTGAACGGAAGGCCGCTGAACGGAAGGCGGCGAAGGCGGAAGCGAAGGCCGCCGCGACGAAGTCGGCCGAGCCGACGGCGCCGCCCGCGGCGGAGCCTGCGACCGCGACGAACTCGGCGCCGGCGAGCGCTGAGAGCTCGGCCGAGCTCGGCCAGAAGGGGGCCTGAACACCATGGCGAACAAACTGACGTTCGACACGATCGACAGGACGAACCGCGACCCGCGGCGTGCGATCGAGCTCGACACGAAGAAGGGCGCGCGCGGCTTGCCGCCGGTCTCGGCGCGGATCCTCGTGCTCGGGCAGAAGCTCGCAGCGGGCGGCGCGAACGTCGCGACGCTCGATCTCATCTCGCGCGAGTCGGAGGCGCAGAGCGCCTACGGCCTCGGCTCGCCGCTCGACTTCATGGTGAGGAACGTGCTCCTCAACTTCCCGTCGGCGGAGCTGTGGGGCTGCTCGGTCGCTGATGACGGCGCCGGCGTCTCGGCGACGGAGACGGTGACGATCACCGGGCCCGCGACGAAGGACGGCGTGCTCGAGCTCGACATCGGGAACGACACTGTCCGGATCGCCTTCCTCTCGGGCGACGCGCAGAACACGATCGCGTCGGCGTTGAACGCGGCGATCAACGCGTTCGCGACGGGCCTCCCGGTCACGTCGGCGGTCGCGACGAACGTCGTGACGTGCACCGCGCGCAGCAAGGGGCCGATCGGTAACGGCATCAAGCTCGCGGCGCGCGTCACCTCCGGCGCCGGCGTCGCCGTCGCGCTGCAGAATGCGAACGGCTTCCTCGCCGGCGGCGCGACGGCGCCGTCGCTGACCGCCGCGCTCGCGGCGGCGGCCGCGCAGCGCTTTCACGCGGTCATCCCCGCGTTCGACGACTCGACCTCGTGGCAGGCGATCCGGAACTACCTCGACGCGCAGGGCAACGGCGAGAACAAGAAGGGGCAGATCGGCTTCGGCGCCGTGAACGGCGCGCTCGCGACGGCGACGACGCTCGCGACGGCGATCTCCGGCGAGCGCTGCACCATCGCCGCGATCAACGAATCGCCGACGTGGTTCCCGATGATCGCGGCGGCGTACGGCGCGAAGGCGATGCTCGAGCAGCGGGTCGTGCGGCCGCTGAACGGCGTCGAACTCCTCGGTGTGAAGGCGCCGGCGAAGGCGAAGGAATGGACGGCGACGGAGCGGAAGAACCTGATCAATTCGGGTGTCGCGCCGCTCGTCGTCACCGCGGGCGATCGGGTCCGGATCAAGCGCAGCGTCTCGACGAAGGTCGTGAACACGGCGGGCAACCCGGACTACACGCTCCTCGATATCCAGACGATGCGCGGGCTCGACCGGACGCGCGACGCCGTCGACGCGATGTTCGAGGCGCAGTTCGGGCAGTGCAACATCGCCGACGCCGATCCCGACGGGCTTCTGCCGCCGGACGTCGCTACGCCGAAGAAGGTCGAGGACGCGCTGCGCGCGACGGCGAAGCAGCTCGAGGAGGAAGGCACGCTGCAGAACGTGTCGGCGCACGCCGACGAGTTCATCGTCGAGAAGATCGACGACGGCGTGCAGTACGCGATGCCGTGCGACGTGCTGCAGGGCCTGCACGTCGTCTACGGAAAGCACGTGCTCTCTCGCCTCTGAGCTGAGAGCGCCCACGCAGCAGACCGCGGCGCCGGCGAGCTCGGCGCCGCGGTTCGCTGAGGAAGGACGAGGACGATGACGACCGAGTACGTCGAGAAGTGCATCCTGTCGTGCGACAGCATCGATTGGGACGACGTGATCACCGACATCACGGAGGACCACGAGCGCAGCACCACGCCGGTCAACACGATGAACAAGGCCGACGAGGTGAAGGGCTTCAAGCAGGGGAACCAGCAGTACAGCGGCACGATCACCTTCGAGCCGCACGACGATCCGCGCCTCAACCCGCACGAGTGGCTGCGGACGAAGAAGCGGATGACCGTCATCAAGAAGCCGAACGTCGGCAAGACCGTCACGTACTTCGATTTGCGCTTGACGCGAATCTCCGATCGCACGAGCGCCGGTGCGGCTGGCCAGACGTTCAACTGGGTCGCGCGTCGGCGCGTCGAGACCTGAGCGGCACGCCAGCCGCTGAAGGAGACGCCCCATGGCAAAGAAAGAGAAGATCTCGCTCCTCTCGCGCATCGAGCCTGCCCGGCCGCGCGAGAAGACGATCCCGTGGCCGATCGAGACAAAGGGCGAGCGCCCGTCGGTGGTGCTCCGCGTGCTCGGGAACTTCGAGCGCGAGCGCGCCTATCTCGAGACGCTCGAGTACTTCAAGGGCAAGAGCGGCATCAAGCCGACCGACGGCGTCTTCATCAACCGCGAGAAGTCGGCGCTCATCGCGCGGGCATGCACCGACGAGGATGGGGCGCCGATCGGCACGGTCGACGAGGTGCACGCGCTGCCGTCCGTCGAGCGCGACCTCCTCTACGCAGAGTGGCAGGCGCTGCAGCAGGACGTCGCGCCGGGGGAGTGGTCGGAGGAGGAACTCCTCCGTCTCGTCGAGGAGCTAAAAAAAAACTCCCCGCGGGAAGTGTTGGTCGGCTCGCCTTCGAGCTTGCTGATCGCGCTCATCACTACTTTGGTCGACCAGCTGCAACGCTCGACCGCGGCGAGCTCCTCTGGCTGAGCGCGATGCACGTCTCGAGTAAAGAGCTCGCGGCGGATGCGGCCGGCGGACCGAAGAGGACGATCAACCTCGCGGCCGTTCGTCGGCGCGACCGCGAGCGCAAGAAGATGCTGCGCAAGGCGATGCGGAGGCGTCGAGGATGATCGGCTCCGACGATCAGCTGCAGTTCCGCGTCTCGCTCGACGGCGCGAGCTCCCTCTCGGAAGGGTTCCGCGGCGGCGAGCGGTCAGTGAAGTCGTTCACCGGCACGATCGGGCAGGAGCTCCGCCGCGCCGGCTCGGAGATCGCGAGCTTCGCATCGACGACGGCGCGCGCTCTCGCCGGGCTGACGGGAGCAGGTGCGGGTCTCGGGATCGCGGCGCAGGCGAAGGGAGTACTCGAGCTGCGCGACGCGGTCGATGGTCTCGGCGCGACGGCGGGCCTGACCGACGAGCAGATCGACAGCCTGCGCGGGAAACTGCTCGAGACGGCGAAGGCGACGAACGTCTTCGCGAAGGACATGAACGACGCCCTCTCGCAGTTCGTGGCGAAGACGGGCGACATCGAGAAGGGGACGAAGAACCTCGAGCTCTGGGGCAAGGTCGCACGCGCGACGCGATCGGAGGCGAAGGAGATCGCGGCCGTCGCCGCCGACCTCGAGAAGCTGAAGATCGACGATCAGGCGAACGCGTTCGCGATCCTCGCGAAGCAGAGCGACGTCGGATCCGTCGAGCTGAAGGACCTCGTGTCGCAGGGACCGCGCCTCCTCTCGGCGTTCATGGGCGCGGGCCTCTCCGGCGAGAAGGGTCTCCGCGAGGGCGGCGCGATGGCGCAGGTCTTCCAGAAGGGGACCGGCAACGTCGAGCGCACGTCAACGGCCGTCGAAGCAGCATTCCGCGACATCGCCGAGAAGGCCGACGTCATCGAGGGCGCCGGCATCAAAGTCAAAGGGCGCGATCGCGTCGAGGTGCTCCTCGATGTCATCCGCAAAGCGAAGGGGGACGAGTTCCAGCTCCGCCGGATCAAGGGCGACGGCATCTTTGGCGACGAGGCGATGCGCGGCGTGAACATGCTCGCGTCGGAGTTTCGCGCGACGGGCGGCTTCCCGACGTTCGAGTCTTTCCGCGACGTCGCCGGCGACCCCGCGCTCCTCAATGCGAAGTTCCGAACCAATACGCGATCGACCGTCGCGAAAATGCGTCAAGCGCAAATCGAGATGGAGGCGTCGGCCGATCGCAACATGGGCAACTCGCTCGATCGGCTCGGCGGCGCAGCAGCCGGCTTTCTGCCGGGCGCGTTCGACGTCACGACATCGCATCCGCTACTCGCCGGCGGCGGTGCGCTCGCGGGCATGCTCGGGTTGCGCGTAGGAGGCCGGCTGCTCGCGTCTCGGCTCGGCCTGGGCGGTGGAGGCGGCGGCGCCGCGGGCGCGCTCGGTGCGGCATTGGGAGGCGCAGCAGGCGCGATCCCGGTGACGGTGACGAACTGGCCCGCCGGCTTCGGCGGCGGGCTCGCCGGGGGCAGCCCGCTCGGCGGCGCCGGCGCACTCGGCGAGCTCGGCAAGGGCGGCTCGAAAGATCTCGCCGGCATGCGCCAGAGCAAAGTGAACGGCGGCGGCAAGTTGCTCGGCGCGCTGAAGCTGCTCGGCGCGTTCGGCGTCGGCTTCGGGATGGGCGAGGCGCTCGACGACACCTTCGGGATCTCCGACGACGCGTCGGCGCAGATGCGCCACTTCTTCGGCGCCGACGAGCGCGACCAAGAGAGCGTCGAGCGCGGCGCCGCCTCGCATCGCGGGATGCTCGCGGCGAAGAGCGCGCAGCGCGAGCTCCGCGTGCGCGAGCTGATGGCGGAGCGCGGCCTGACGCGCGGACAGGCACTGTTCCTCGCCGATCACCCCGAGGGCGAGTCGCAGATGCCCCTCGGTGTGCTCGCCGGCGGGACGAGCGGCGGACAGGCGACGTTCCGTGAGAGCGGCGTGACGAACCCGCTCGAGCTGTTGAAGGCGATGGGGCTCGACTCGCTCTTCGAGGGCATCGCCGATCGTCCCCTCAACCTGACGATCAACCTCTCGGCCGACGGGGAAGCGTCCGTCGGCGGCGACACCGGGACGCGATCCGCGACGGTGCGCGTGCGGCGGACGACGGGGAACGGCTGATGGCGAAGCGCTGGATCGACTTCCTGCAAGAGGCGAGCTTCGGCGGCGTGGTCTTCGACATGGTGAGCGTCGAGGACCTCTTCGCGAATGGCATCGAGCTCTTCCAGTACGACGGTCGCAACGGCGGCCCCGTCGGCGATCACGGCGAGGAGCATGTGCAGCATCAAGTCGTCGCGGTCTTCTGTGACGACGAATACCCCGAAAAGATGTTCGAGCTCGTCGCGAAGATCCGCGAGGGCGGCGTGCAGGAGTTCGTGCACCCGATCTGGGGCTCGTCGAAGTGCGTGTGCAAGGAGGGCCGACTCCGTCACGACTCGAATGACGCGATCGACTACGCGCTGCTGCAGCTGACGTTCGTCGAGCACACCGAGGACCCTGCATATCGCGAGAAGACGACAACGCCGGCCAGGGCGAACGAGGTGCGCACGCAGGCGGAGGCGGCGATCGCGAGCGCGACCGCGTTCTCGTCCGAGCTCGCGCTCGATGCGCAGGCGTCGCCGGCGCTGATCGACGCGGCGGCCGCCGCTGTCAGCGCGGCGCAGGCTGGGATCACCGCGGCGAACGCGCTCGAGGACAGCGCCGGCGACATGAATGTCGACGAGATCCTCGTCACCGCGAACGACGTCGCCACGCGCACGAATGCGGTGCTCGCGGCGATCGTCGACTGGACCACGCCGGCGCAGTACGCGCTCGCGCGCGACCTCACGGCGATGGCGGAGGCGCTGCGCCTCTTCGCCGGCGCGCTCATCGAGGCGAAGCCGCCGCTGCTCGAGGTGCAGATCGATCGCGACACTCCTCTCCTCGCGTTCGTGCACGAGCGCTTCGCCGCGTCCGGCGATGTGTCGCGCGAGGAGCTCGCTCGGCGCGTCGACGAGGTCTTCGCGATGAACGAGATCGAAGATCCCCTGGTTCTTCCGGCGGGGAAGAGGGTGAAGACCTATGCGGTCTAACCCGAACGCCCCCGACGATCGGCTGCGCCTCGTCGTCAACGGCGTCTCCTATCGGAACTGGGTCTCCGTCGATATCGACTCGGACATCTTCACACCCGCGGACGCGTGGCACATCTCGGCGCGCGTCCCCGAGCCGCAGTTCGTCGGCGCGTTCCGCGAGGGGATGCACGCGGACATCTACGTCGGCGAGGACCGCCAGATGGCCGGCGTCATCGATGACGTCGAGGTGGCGGTCTCGAAGCAGAAGACGACGCTCGAGCTCACCGGTCGCGATCGCGCTGCGTACCTCGTCGACTGCGAAGCCGAGGCGATGAAGGTGAAGCATCACAATCTTCAGACGCTGATCGAAAAGCTTCTGAAACCCGAGTGGGGGATCGGTCGCGTCATCGTTTCGAACGAGGACAACCGGAAGAAGCTCCTCGGGAAGATCGATCGGAAGTCGCGCGCCGGGAAGTCGACGAAGCCGGCGATCTTCAAGTCGTCGACGCCGCGAGAAAAGACGAAGATCGATCCAGGTCAACGCGTCTGGCAGATCATCGAGCTGCACACGCGTCAGCAGGGCTTGCACGCGTGGCTCGCCGCGAACGGCGACCTCATCATCGGCAAGCCGGAGTACTCGCAAGAGCCGGCGTTCGAGTTCCGCCACTTCGCGCCGCGCTCGTCCGCGTCGGCGGGGAACAACATCCTCTCCGGCCGCGTGCTCCGCTCGATGAACGATCGGTACGCCGAGGTGAAAGTCGTCGGGCAGGGCGCGGGCGTTCGCGCCGCGATGTTCACCGAGAAGATGAAGCCGTCGAAGGTGCAGGCGACGGCGAAGGACCCGGACCTCGTCGCGCGCGGGATCAACCGGCGGCTGATCCTCACCGACTCCGACATGCTGAAGGCGCGACACGCGCAGGTGCACGCCGACTACGAACAGGGACGGCGTCGCCTGAACGCGCTGACGATCCGTCTTGTCGTCGGCGGTTGGCGGCAGAACGGACGCATTTTCACCGTCGACACTCTCGCTCGGGTGCGCATCGAAGAAGCGAACATCGACGGCATCTTCTGGATCACGCAGCGGCGGCTGCTCGGCGACAAGACGCAGAAGCGAACCGAGCTCACGCTGCATGAGAAGGGGGTCTTCCTCGCATGAGCGACGCGCGCACGGTCGAGGAGCTCGCGCGCCGCGTGAAGCGGCTCGAGCGCCTGCTCTTGAACGTCGAGATCGTCACCGACATCGAGCTCGGCGACAACGGCGTCGGGACGGCGAAGGGGCTCGGAGAGAGCGAGCTCGACGTCGAAGCGGCGATGCCGGCGTACATCTACGCGCGCCCGACAAAGGGCGCCGGCGGCGTCGTGTTGAAGCTGAACGGCAACGCCGACCAGGCGCTGTTGATCGCGTTCGGCGATCGGAGCTGGAAGCTGACGCAGATCGAGGACGGCGAGCTGCTCCTCGAGAACGATGCCGGCGCGCGCGCGTACTTCACGAAGGACGGCGATTTAAAGCTAGACGCAAAACAGGACCGCGACATCATCTTGAACGACGGCACGAAAAAGGTCGCGCTCGTCGAGGACGAGGTCGTGATCGGAACGCTCGCCGGCTCGACGTCGTTCGGGTCTGTCAATTTCGTCTTCACGCCAGCGAACGCAGACGGCACGCCCGGCATCCCAGGTGCGCCGGGCGCCACCGTGACGCTCACCGCGAAGATCAAGTCGACCGGCGGCGCGCCGAACGTGAAGGGCTGAGCCGATGAGCCGCTACGTCGATCCGAAGACAGGTGCCTACGTCGACGGGCCGAACGGCACGTGGAAGGAAGGCGACGAGCTCGAGATGAAGATCGCCTTCTCACTCGAGAACGACTTAGGAGCGTGGGAGGGCGACCCGCAGCTCGGGAACGAGCTCTTCACGCTCGAGCGCGAGACCGCCGGGCCGGGAACGGCGCAGCGGTTGAAGGACCTCGTCAAGCGCGCGCTGCAGTGGCTCATCGACGAGGGCGAGCTCGAGACCGTCGAGGTCGACGTCGAGCTCGTCGAGAACACCGACGGCATCTTCTACGCCTTCGAGGCGAGATCGTTCGCGCCGGGCCGCGCGAAGCCGATCGTCTACGAGGGCCTGCAGGTCATCGGGCTGTAGGGGAGGACCGCGATGGCGTACGATCTCCCGTCGAGAGATGACCTCTTCCGAGAGTATCTCGACGCGTACCCGACGACGAAGAACAAGTCGCGCGGCTCGGAGCCGTGGAGGCAGGGCCGCTCGCTCTCGGCTCTCGCGTGGTCTGTCGTCGCGCGACTGATCGACTTCGACCGGCAGCGCCTGCCGGACAAGGCGACCGGCGTCAACCTGCAGCGCTGGGGCTCGACGTACAAATACCCGAAGCGCGGACCGACGAGCGCACAGGGAGTGCTCGCGCTTCGCGTCTTCGGCACGCCGGGCGCGCCCGTGACACCGGCGCCGCAGAACGCCGAGCTCGTCCACGCCGACGGCACGCTCTACGCGATCACGCTCGGCGGCGCGATCATCGGCGGCGCGGGCTACGTCGACGTCGACCTCGCCGCGTTGTCGACGGGCGCGGCGACGAACAAGGTGAAGAACGAGCAGCTCACCTTCACGACGCCGGCGGCGAACATCAACGCGCAGGCGACGCTCGTGAAGGACCTCGCCGGCGGCAACGATAACGAAGGTGACGAGGAGTATCGACCGCGGCTGCTCGATCGCATCGGCGACGCGCCGCAGGGCGGGGCCTACGCCGACTTCATCGACTGGTGTCGGAAGATCCCGACGCTGGCGATTCAAGACGTCTACGTCTACGCGCACCGTCGAGGGCTTGGCACGATCGACGTCGCGGTCCTCGCGCTCGGCGTCGGGTCGGGCCGCTTCATCGCCGACCTCACGACGGTGACGAACGCGATCGAGGCGAAGCGTCCGGGCAACCTGAAGGACTACAAGGTCCTCACCGTCGTCGAGACGAAGATCGACGTCACCGCCGAGATCGAGTCGGCCGACCCGAAGACGTACAAGTGGGATTGGGACGACCTCGGCGTCGGCTACGTCATCACGGCGTTCGACGCGATCGCAAAGACGATCACGGTGCCGACCGCACCGGCGAGCATCGTCGTCGGTGCACGCCTCACGGTGCGCGGCGAAGAGGCGAAGGTGACGGCGCGCGCAGGGAATGTCCTCACGCTCTCCTTCGCGGCTCCCGCGACGTGGTTCTCGTTCGGGCTCAACGCTGGCGTCGACACCATCCGCGCGAGTGGTGATCTCGTCATCCCGGCGCGGAACGCGATCATCGCGCAGTTCGGGCGGCTCGGCCCCTCGCGCGGCAGCTACGCGGCGACGCCGTGGGAGGACACGCTGCGCATCGCGAAGCTGCTCGGTGCCGTCGTGCCGACGCTGACGAGGCAGACGGACGGGTCGCTGCTGCCGTCGGGAGTGACGGGCGTGAAGGACATGACGCTCATCACACCCGTCGCGAACCAGACGCCAACGGATCCCGTCGAGACGAACGACGCGCAGATCAACCTGCTGACGCCGGGCACCATCATCGTGAGGAAGAAGCCCTGATGGCGCCGCCGCTGAGCTTCGATCGCGTTCTGAACGCGCTTCGCAGGTTCTGGCCGAAGTGGCCAGCGCTCGATGCGTATGGCGTCTGGGAAGAGGCGCAGGCAATCGCGACCGTCGTCGGACGCGTTGTCGATCGCTTCGACGCCATGAAGGCCGAGCTCTTCCCGGACAGCGCCGTCGAGACGCTCGACCGGCTCGAAGCGATCTGGAGGATCGCGACGCGGCCCACCGACTCGACCGCGACGCGACAAGCGCGCGTCGCGGCCGCCGTCGGCCGCATCAACGGCAGCACGCCGGCGCAGCTGCGCGAGCTGCTCGCGCCAGCGTTCGCCTTCGTGAATCCGAACGACGTCGTGCTCGTCGAGATGCTGCGTGCAGACGTCGAGAAGGCGATGACCGCACGCGAGGAGTACGGTGGCGCGGCGGGGATCTTCGTCGCCGACGGGCAGTCGCTGCTGTGGCACGTGCCGGCGGCGTGGCCGGGGAAGGTCGATGACGTCGGCGTCGCACTCGCGATCGACTACGACTGCCCCGCCACGATCGATGGCACGGTGACCCACGGCGACGGCACGAGCTGGACGGTGACCTTCGATGATCAGAACGTCCGCGCGGTGAACAAGAAGCGGAAGCGCGCGACGTTCGTCGGCAAGCGCGCCGCGGGTCCGTGGACGGTGCGTGTCGATGTGAACGGTGGAGACCCTGCGAGGATCTACGCCGTCGAGCTGATGGTCTCGAACGACGAGGACTCGCGGCAGATCTTCCACTTCTACGCCGCGCGCGATCCGAACCTCGCCGGTACGGGCGATTTCGTCGAGGGACAGCGCCTGTTCGCGACGACGGCGCACGCGCACTACAGGTCTCGCGTCTGCGAGCGCACGACGGTGATCGTCAACGACTCGCGGAGCCTCTGCGACCGCGACGTGATCGGGAGCTGAGAGATGGGCCTGCCCTACACGCGCAATCGATCGTTTCAGGCCGGCGTCTCCGACGTCGACGGGAAAACGCTGAACGATCTGCAAGACGACGACGTGAAGTTCTTCAGCCTCGTCGGCGGCGAAGACTTCGTCATCGCCGACGAGTTCACCGGCGATTCGCTCAACCGGGTGTGGCGAGCGGATGCCGGCGTGACGATCCTGAACGACGTCGCGATCGCGGGCGCCGCGCAGGGCTGCGCCCAGCTCGCGAATACTGGCGCCGCGGTGCAGACGTCGCAGATGAGCATCGGCACGCGCGACTGGCGCTTCCGCACGCGGCTGAAGCTCCCCGACTATGCGACGGGCGCGGCGATGAATCTCATCGCGGGCATCTATTCTCTGATCCCGGCGCAGGGCGTTCATTTCATCCTGCGTCGCGATGCGGGTGCGACTTTCAATATCGAGGCAAAGGTCGGCGCAGATGCCGCGGTAAACACCGGCGTTGCCGTTCCCGTCGCCAGCTACAAGAGCCTCGAGATCCGGAAGACCGGGTCAAAGATCGAGTTCTTCATCGACGATATTCTTGTCTACACAAAAAACGGCTATGTCACGTCGCAAGACGCCGTGCACATCAGCGTGTGGACGCAGAACAACTCGGCGTCGGGACGCGCGCTTCTCGACTACGTGAAGGCGGTCATCTGGCGCACCGGCGCGCCGGGCTCGGCCGTCGTCCCCGCCGGGCACGAGGAAGGCGGCGTCGTCGCGATGTCGAGCTCCGGCTCGGGGGACGGCGTTGACTACAAGGACGTCACATTCGCGGTGCCGTACCCCGCCGGGTACACGTATCAGTTCTTCGCGACACCCGGCCTCGCCGGTGCGAACGACGACACCGTCGCCGTCGCCGTCGTAAACCGCACGCAGAACGGCATGCGGTTGAAGCCGTCCGCGCCGTTCGACGGTGTCATCTCCTGGGGGACCCGATGATGAGAGCGATCACGCGCACGATCATTACGCTCGCGCTTCTGCTCGTCGCTGCGCCCGCGTTCGCCGACGGCGTGAAGCTGAACGAATGGGGAACGATCAAAGGGCGCACGACGTCGCCGCCGTCGCCGACGGCAGGCACCTTTCGCCTATGGGTCGACATCAGCTCGGGGACGACGCCGAAGCTGCTGAAGAGCGACGGAACGTCGCTGAGCCTGACGGGCGGAGGTGGCGGTGGATCGTGCACGTTGCCGAACTGCTACGCCGCGGGTGCGTCGCAGAACGACTCGACGATCCTGCTCGATTCCACGCGGCTCGGCATCCGCGTCCGCGACGACGCGACGCCGATCACGGGCGCGCTGTTCTCGATCCAGAACAGCGCCGGAAGCCTGTCGTATTTGAGCGTCGCCGCGGCAGGGATCGGCATGACGCAGGCGACGAGCCTCAGCGGCACGCCGCAGTCGCTGCTGATCGCGTCGCCGGCCGGCCACATCAGCATTACCGCGAGCACTGAATACACCGCGTATTTGCTGAATGCACCGACGGTGCAATGGTCGGCGGGCGCTCTCGCGACGGAGCGATGGCTGCGCATTCGGCGCCCGACACTCGCATTCGGCGGCGCGTCGACGGTGACCGACGCGATCACCGTCGATATTGAGGGTTGCCCGACGGCGGGCACGAACGCGACGCTCACGAATTGCCACGCGCTGCGCGTGGCGTCGGGGCGAACGACGCTCGCCGAGTTGCGAGCGACGTCCGAGGTCGCAGACGGAGCGAGCGCAGTCGGTCACACGTTCCGGACAGCGTCGAGTTACACCACCGACGGCGCAAAAGCGATGAGCTGGGGCGACAACGCCGAGCGCATGTGGCTCGGGCGCGTGTCGTCGCAATGGATTCTCAACGTCCTCGGCGACACGAACGCGAGCGCAGTCGGTCCCATCCGCGCGCAGACGACGACGGCGGGAGCGATCGGCGCTGCGGTCACGCTCGACGCGTCGACGGGAGGCGCTGGCGGGCGTAGCTACTCGTTCATTTCGACGGGCGCAGGTGCTGGCGTGGGTGCGGGGTCGTTCGCCATCTTCGACGGCTCGATGACCGCGTATCGATTTCAAATCGACACCAGTGGCAACTGGCTGCCGGGGTCTGATCTCGGGTCGACGGCGGGCTCATCGTCGAAGCGACTCTCCGCCGTCCACTCGCGCGACTATTACGTCGGCGCTGCCGGTGGCGCTGGGCTCGGCTCGGGGTCGGGCGTCGTGTCGATCGCGAACGCGATCACCGCACCGACGACGAACCCGAGCGGCGGCGGCGTGCTGTACGTCGAGGGCGGCGCGCTGAAGTATCGCGGGTCGTCGGGCACCGTCACCACGATCGCGAATCCGTAAGGAGTAGACAGAAAATGCCGACTCTGAATGTCTCGAAAACCTACGACGTGACGCGCGGGCCGGTCGCTCCCGACGGCACGGCGATCGTCTTCCACGTCACGGTCACCGGCCCAGGTGGGACGCGGCACGTACCGTTTCTGCGGCTCGAGGCGGACGGGACCTGGAAGCGGCTCGACACCGGCGCGACGATCCTGACGCCCCCGGCTGTACTCACGACTCTCGCGACAGCGACGACGACGCAGCAGGCCGCGATCGACAACGTGCTCGCCAACGCAACGGTGCAAAGCGTCCTCGCGGGGATGCTCTGATGCGCGCGCTCATCGTCATCGCGCTGCTCATCGCTGCGCCCGCGTTCGCCGACGATTCGAAGGCCGCCAAGGCGGCGACGAAACCTCCGCCGACGCACATCAGCGAGCAGGACGCCGCGCGCGTCGAGCGTGCTCGTCTGCTCGCCGAAAACGCCGAGCTCCGGCGCGTCCTCGCGGTCAAGGCGGCACAGGAGGCCGAAATCGAGGCAAGGAAGGCGGCGTCGGAGTTCGAATCCGTGGCGAACGACATTCGAACGGCGTACAAGATGGGCCCACGCGATGACGTCGACCCTCGAACGAGGGAGATAAAGCGCGAGGCGGGGTCCACAGACCCCAAGAAGGTTTCAGTGAACCCCACCGCAGCCCCGCCGCATGAGCGCTCTCGACACTAGCGGATCTGCAAAATCTCCTGACGGAATCTGAAAGATCTTCTGGCGCGCCGCACCTACCACGAGCTCCGCCCCGA